GTGATATCTTTAGTGACCTTGAATGGTCCCACTTTCCAAGTACATCTGCATGCGTAGAGCAAACCTTCACCAATGGAGGTTCTGTTAGCGTTGTGATGAATGAGTTGGATTCTGCCGGTCTTAGGCGGGATAAACCAATTCTTCTTTCACCGGTGAGCTTGACTTGTGTTGACCCAGTCCGTCATCCTCGCATTGAGGGGGACCCTAAGGTTCGTCCGAACTTTAGGAAGGCAACGACTGACTGGCCTTTAGAATCGCAGGAGAACTACCAGAAGAGTAGCTTCGGTGTGTCGCTCGGTGTATCCGATTCTTTGACTATTGACGAAATAGAACAATTAGCTGGAGATGATCTCTATAAGACTAAAAGAACTATGAAGCTCGTCGCATTATCTGAAGCCTTAAAGGTGAGAGGAATCTCAAAAGGTAATGGTTTAGAGAGTTGGATACTGAAACCCTTTCAACAGGCACTGAGTTATCAGTTGGCTCTGTTTCCCTACTTCATTGTAACGCGAACTCCAATAACTGAGGAGATTGTGTCAAAGATGTTTTCTGATCTTCCAGAGGGCACTCGTTTTGTAAGTGGTGATTATAACGATGCGACCAATGAGTTGCGATCAAGATTTACTCGCCATTGTATAAAAGAGATCATCCGTGTAACCGGTCTTGAGTACCGATTTCCTATGTTATGCGAGATGATGGAAAGATCTCTGACTGACAACTTTGTGACTTATTCTTTTAAAGGGAAGAATAATGTTGTCTATGAGGAGGGTGGTTGGCAAAAGGAGGCCCAACCTATGGGAAAGATACTATCTTTTGTGTGTCTTTGTCTCATCAATTTCGCTGTCTGCCGGCGATCAATGGAATTGGATAAACAACGGTCTATGCCTGTTGGTTGTGAGTTTCTCAAACTTATGATCAATGGAGATGATTGTTGTTTCCCGCTCAACAGATTCAATATCTGGGTACAAACTGCATCCACTGTTGGGCTCTACAATTCTATCGGCAAGACATTCGAGTCATCAGAGTTCATTGAGATGAATTCCCGAACCTTTATTAGGAACCCCCGGGGCAGCTTTGAGGCTGTCCCATACATAAATTGGGGTTTAGTTAAAGGCATGAAGCGTTCCGCTTTATCGGTGGATGACGAGGAGGAGAAAGTGATGGAACTTTCAAAATGGGAGCGTTTGACTTCCTTCCGAGCTTTAGATTTTTCTAAATACAGCTCAATGGGTGCATTACATTGTAAACTCGTAGAAGATTTAGATGAGTTCTATAAACCGTTGACTGATGAGTTTCTAGCTCATCATCATCGGTATCTTCATCATCGAGTCGCTGATGGAATTTCCTGGTTTGCTCCACAGTGGTTGGGAGGCCTTGGTTTGGCCCCGGCCCCAGATTTATCCAATGTTTCTGACAAGGAACGGCGGGTTCTGGCTGGAATATATGCCAACTACCATTCGTTAACAATACGGAAGGTCAGTGTTTCATCAGATTGGCAAGTACATGCCAAGGTTCAAGGGTTTCTTGATACCGTGATAACTGCTTTTGGTCTCACAGAGATCGGAGACTATACTAGTGTCTATTTCGGAGGAGATTTTATCAATTCTGAATCAAATAGTAGACAAGTATATGGAAAGCTCATGGAAAAGGCTTTTCATGAAAGCAGTTTCGGGGAACTTTTTAAGCCTCAGCTGGTTGATGTGCTTCGAAAAAAGATCTCTTCTGTTCTTGCACAGAATAGGAAGAGTCGAAGTATGTTTTTGCAATTGTCGGGTATGAATGACCCGCTCGAGTGGCATAAACTATGGCATCAAAAGAAGCAAAATCTATATCCAATTTTTCTCCATAATAAATAACAGAGAGGAGCATGTGGACATATCAC